TGTTAGTGGAGCAGACGGAAGCGTAGTGGAACAAATAAACCAATACTTCCAGCAAACATCAAATAGAATTTTTGGAGATTAAAACATGGCATTAATTCAGATAAGCGGATTCTCTAAAAATGTATTTGAAAGTGATGAAAGTGGAATCACTGTTGCTTTTGACGGATTTCTTAGTGTCAATCAAGTTGTAAACAATGTTGTAACTAAAAGACCAATTGAGGACGGTTTTGATTTAACTGATGCTGTTCATAATAGTCCTACTGTCTTATCGGTTGAGATCATTGTAACAGATACGGCACAGACAATAATAGACAGTAGATCAATTACGAATCTTCCAAACATCTTAGGAACTAAGTTTGTTCAGACATATACAAAAAGACAATTAAACAGACTTGATGAAATCTCAAACAATAAAGAAACAATTTCTTTTAAAACAAAATATGGAAATTACAGCGGATATTTTTTAGAGAATTTCTCTTACACTGAAACAGAAGAAGAAGGGCTAAGAATAAGCTTTAACTTATCAGAAAATAGAACAGATGTAGTTGCAGACACTTCACTTAATATAGATGATAGCATAGGATTATGGTCATGATAATAAATTTAGAATTAGGTTATATCAACAAGATTTTAAAAACGAATCAAGCCGAGCTTAGATTTAAATACAATACGAATAATGATTATTTCTATTTTGATCTATTTGATTTAGACGGCAATATAGTCTCTTATCATAATAAAGTTGTCACAGGCTTTCAGTTTCTAGGCTTTAGATTTACTTCTGATTCTAATGCCAGTTATGCAACAGCGGAAAATATTTCTGGATTCAAGTTAGTAACTGATGAGTAAATTTTCTACTAGAGACTTAATCGTATCAATAAGAAATAAAGCTATTGACAAAACTATTGAAAATCTAAATATAAGAGTTGTAGCAACTAAGACCCTTGCAAGTGTACCAAATCAAGCAGAAATAGAGATTTATAATCTCAATCAAAATAGCAGAGAAGATCTATATAATAATGTTTACAATTTTACTGAAGATATGGGCAATACAGATATCATTGTAACTTTAGACGATAAGCAGATTTTCACAGGTTTATTGATTAATGTAAATAGTGCCTATTCTATTCAAGATGCTGAATGGAAAACAGTTTTATATTGTGGGGATGGTTTTAATGCTTTTCGCACAAAGACTAATAAAAAGTTTGACAAAGGCACATCAAGAAAAGATATGGTCGATGCACTTATAGGGGAACTTGAAAGCGCAGGGGTAGTAGTAAAAGGAGCGATAGAAGGCTTCACGAATTGCACAGATAAAAGTTTGCTCAAAGCAGTTTTAGTAAATGGTGAAATAGTATCGAATATAAAACGATTATTAAAAGACTGCTTTAAAGATGTTGATGTTTATGTAGATGAAGAAAAGATAAATATTTTAGTGGAAAAATCAGTCATTAAAAATAATCTAATTGTTATAAACAATGGACTTATTGAGCCTCCAACATTAAGTGAACAGGGAATAAATGCTAAGGTTATATTAAATTCTAGCCTAAAGATTGGCGCAGAGTTCCAAGTGCAATCAAGAAGCCGAAATATTAGCTTTGGAAATCTTACAGTAAACAGACCTAGAAAAAAACAGATAAGCGGTGACGGGATTTATAGAGTGCAAGAACTAAAACACATTGTTGATAATTTCTCCAGTGCTGTTGCAACAACTGAGATAATCGGTTTAAACTCTGGGAGACTCTAAATGTCAAAAGAAGTAGTACAATCAAATGACGGCATGATTAATTTTATATTTAATGCTATCGATAATTCGTTACTAGAATTAAATACTTCTAATATGGCTACTATTACGGCTATTAGCGAAGACAAGACATTACTAGATGTAATTATTGACTCAAGCAAAGAAGAAGTACCAGATATACCTTTTGTATCTTTGCAAGGCGGAGGAAGCTTTTTGCAATTCCCATTAAGCGTTGGCGATAAAGTCTTGTTAATCTTTGCGAAAGATACTGTAGAAGATTGGTTAAGCGGTGATGAAAACTTTATATTTAATTCTAACTTTGACATAAACAATGCTTTTGCTTTGGTCGGAATAAATAATACTAATCCGATAGAGATTCAAGACTATACAGATTTTAAAGTAGATACAATAAAGATCAGAAATGAAAATGAAGAACTAATCACGATTTTAAGCGAAACGACTCAGGCTCTAAGTGATACGAGCGATTTATTATCAACAACAAATGTAGTAGTGACAACAGGATCAAGTGCTGGAACATATCCAATTAGTTCACAAGCAGCTTTTTCATCTCTTAAGACAACAATAGATGATTTAAAAACAAGATTAGATTCTTTCAAGGTGTAAACATGGCAATTATGGATTATAAAACAATAGAATATAGCGAAGGCGAATTTGATATAGCAATACCTCTTGAAAAAGTAGTAGCATTTGAAGATTTATTATTCCAGCAAGTTGATTTGCTTCTTGAAACATGGACAGGTGAATTTGTCTATGATATTACTCAGGGCATGCCCTATGAAGAAATTTTAAACAAAAGTTTTGATTTAACTTCAATAGAATCGGTTTATTATGATAGAATTAAGGAATTAGTTTATTTCAAAGATCTACAAGACTTTGCAATAGATATTGATTTGGACAGAAATTATCTAATCAGTTTTGTGGTAGTAGCTCAGAATGATGCAACACAAAACTTTAACTTTTCACTAGGGGTATAAAATGGCAATAATTACAGACAACGGTGTAAATATTGACACAATAGAAGAAGCGGTAAAAAACAACACAGCTTCATACTCTGAAAAAACAGGTGATGTTGATGTGTCACCTAGTAGTGCATCTGGTGAACTTATAGCAATTACTTCCGAAATGGACGTGAGAAACCAGCAGAATGTTGCAGACGCATTTACACAAAATACCATAACAGATGCGACTGAGTTGAATCTTGATAACTTAGCTTTAGTTAAAAATCAAGAAAGAAAAGAGAATCAATCAAGCATAGTGTTTGTAAAATTTGAGGGTGTGAACACAACAGTTGTTCCAAAAGATACTATATTAATTTGTAGTGACAATGATGAAGAATTTTTAACAGATTTCGCAGTAACTATTGCAAGCGGTGAAGCCTTTGTGAGCGCAACAAGTGTGAATATTGGAGTGATATGTCCAGCAGAGACAATCAGCCTAAAAACAGCTATAACAGACATCACAAGCGCTACCAATCAAACCGATGCAGAAGTAGGCTTTGATAGTGAAAGTGACTCAGCATTAAGAACACGACTCCAATTCATCGGCTCACCATTTACGAATAATCTTAAAGAGGGATTATTTCTAGCTTTAACAGGATTACAAAATACTACAAAAGTTGCAATATTAGACAACAATACAGACTCAACAATTGATGGAGTTCCGGCAAGATATTTTAGTCCTGTTGTCCAGGGTGGAAATCAAGCAGAGATAGCAAGAATTATTTATCGTTATATGGGTGTAGGTAATCCAAGTTTCGGAGATATTTCTCAAACAATAATAAGTGACATTGACAGTTCAATATCTTATGTGGTTTCATATAATATACCAACTGAATTATTAACAGTTGTTGCAGCAACAATCACAACTGATTCCTCATTTAATTCTGACACAGGTTTTGATGAAATAAGAGATAATATTGTAGCTTATTTTGGTTCACTAAAGATTGGCGAAGATGCAATCATACAGAAAGTTGAGGCAGTTTGTTTTATCCAAGGTGTGACAGCAGTGGATATCCTTTTAAACGCATCAGCGGTTAGTTTAAATTCTACTTTTAAAGAATTATTCGTGACAAATCTATCTAATGTGACAGCCTCATGACATTTCAAGATTTAGCAGTAAGCAGAATTACTCCAAAATTTGCAAATGCTAATAACTATAAAAATATTGTAAGATTCACGACAAGCATATTTGATAAAACAGTAACAGATATAGAATTAATAAAAGATTTAAAAGATTTAAATTCTGAAAGTACAATAGTATTAGATGAATTAGGAAAACTTTTAGGAATATATCCTAGACCAATACTGGAGATAGGTACTTCTGGCGAAGGCTTTATGCAATGGGATGTTTTAGGTTGGGATACTACACCTTTCTTTACTCTAGGAAGCGAAGATATCAGACCTCTAACAAATCTTGAATACTCAAGACTATTAAGAGCAGTTGCAACTTTAATGACTTTCAATGGAACAGTTGATGATTGGTCCAGCCTTATCGGGAAACTTGCAGATGCTTCTGTTTACATAGTCAATAAGCCTAGTTCTTACGATATTGTAATTCTGAAAACATTAACACAAATCGAAAAAAATCTGCTAGAATTCCTTTTAGATAAAATTGATAACTTAACAGTGAAAAAAGGTTTTTTAGGAACTTCTGATAACCAGCCTTTTCAATGGGATGTAACTGCTTGGGATACGGTCTCTTTTATAGAGCCGTGGTAAATTAAAATAAAGGAAAAATAGATGGCAATATCAAATCCAGGATTAATAGACGGTATTGATTTAAACGGAACAAATCAAGGAACACCAGCAACAGCTTTGGTTGATGACGGATACTTATTCCAATCAATACCAAAATCAGCAGACATGAACAGATACTTCAAAGAATTATATAGAGGTATGCACTTTTCTAAAGAAAATGGAGTGTGGCAATACGATGCTGCAGTATCGTATAAAAAACATGCGAGAATCATGAGAGATCAAAATATCTATCGTTCTCTATCAGACGGGAATCAAGGTAATGATCCTTTATCAAATCCTACTTTTTGGCAAATCGACCAATGGAGAATGAATACAACAACTCATAATATAACAGCAGATAGTGATTACACTTTAACATCAGAACAAAATAATTTTGGAAAAGTAATAATTACTGATACCGGTGTAGTTTTAACTGGTGCGATTAATATTATAATGAGTGATGAAGAAAAAGATTTTATTATCCAAAATAATACTGCTCAAATTCTTACTGTTAAGACAAGCGGTGGAACAGGAATTACGATAGGAGTTGGTTTAAAATTATGGGTATTATGTGACGGTACTAATATCATTGATGCAATAACACTAAATATTGCTTCAACAGCAGAAGCAATCGCTGGCACTAACGACACTAAACCAATAACTCCTTTAAAATTAAGAGAAGGTTTAAACGCTTCTGGCACTGCTCCTGTTTATGCGACTAGAGCATGGGTAAATTTTAATGGAACAGGTGTTGTTTCGATTACAGCAAGTGGAAATGTTAGCAGTGTTGGTGACAATAATACTGGCGACTATACAGTGAATTTTACAACTGCTTTACCTGATTCCGATTATGTCATAACTTCTGCAAGTTCAAAACAAGCAGCGGAAGGTTCTCCAAGACAAGTAGTCTATGAAGATGGTCATACAAAAACTACATCAGCAGTTAGATTACTCACTGAGACAGATGCCGGTTCAAATTTCGACATATCTAATGTTATGATATCATTTCAAAGATAAGGGAAGATAATATGAAAAGAATAATATTTAAAAATCCAGATAATTCAGTGGGGATTTTAATTCCTACCACAGAAGCTTTAAGTTTTGCGACAATAGAGCAGATTGCAGAGAAAGATGTGCCATTTGAATTGCCGTACATGATAGTACCAACAACTGATATTCCAACAGATAGAACATATCGTAATGCTTGGGAATGGGATAACACATTGACTCCAGACGGCTTCGGTGGTGAGTCTAACGAATTCGATGCTGAATTGTTAGCTAAATATAACGGAGCAGTATAATGTTTAATATCAATCAAACAAAAGCAGATGAAATTGACAGAAAGAACTTAAAAAAAGAAGGTGAAGCTTATCTTGATTCTGAGTATGTAGTCTCTTTTACTAATGCTGACGCTATGGGAATGCTTCAAGTGCAGGCAGCATTTAACGCTGGTGTAACATCAACAAATATAGAGTTTAGTAATGGCACAATAATGCCAATCGCTGACGCAGAGTTTCAAGATTTCTCCGTATGGTTTGTTAATAAACGAAACTCCTTCTTCATTTAGGGTATAAAATGCCGAAGAATTATAAAAGTTGGTTTGCCTTTGTTACTTTTTTATTAGCTTTTGCCTATTCGGTTTTTTCTAATAAGCCGGAGCCAATAGTCTACACAACAGGCTTGTTTTTTACAGTTATTACAATTGCTTTTATGCTAAGAAGTGAACAACTCTTAGAGCTT